AACTGCATCAATACATCATGACTCATGGCGAAGATAGATTGTTTGGAGGAGACTATGGTAAATACGACCAGAAGTTGCCCTCACAATTGATTCTAGCTTCTTTACGAATTATGATTGATTTTGCGAGAGAGTGCGATTACACTGAAGCTGATCTTGACATCATGGAAGCGATGGCCGGAGACATTGTCTACGCAGTTATTGCCTTTAATGGTGATTTGATTGGCCTCACTGAAGGTACTCACATCAGTGGCAATTCGCTCACCGTGATCATTAATGGAATCTGTGGAAGTCTCAACTTGCGTTGTTTCTTTTATAGTATTTACAAGGCTAGCTCTTTTGCAAGCCGCATGAAGTTTCGTGACTTCGTGAAATTGATGACTTACGGTGACGATAACATCGGATCAGTCAGTCCCAAGATCTCGGAATTCACTATCAAAGGTGCTTCCAAGTTTCTTGCTGAATATGGACAGACTTACACGATGCCTGATAAAGAAAGTGAACTCTTAGACTTTCTTCCGCCTGCTGAATTTGAGTTCCTGAAGAGGAAAAGTGTTTACAACCCAGCTCTTGGTTGTCACACGGGTGCTCTAGCTCACAAATCTTGTGTGAAGATGTTACATTGTTTTATGCGTAACAAATCTTCTCCCATAACCGAGGAACACGCTTGCGCGTTAAATCTCGAGACCGCTCTCCGTGAATATTTCAATCACGGACCTGAAGAATTTGCGTTGAGACAAGCACAGTTGAAGCAAATCGCCGAGAAAGGCGATATTGGACATCTATGTTTGGATCTCGATCGCTCATATTCTGAGCGTGTCAGGGAATGGCATGAGAAGTACAACACAGGAGCCTATGAGTTGTACAATGAACCCGATGGGTTCGAGGTGTAAATCCTCGTTTAGGGCCATCGGCAACCCTTATAAAATGTCGAGCGCAGTATGAATCTGCGTGAGGTTTAAATCAAAATTCATGTGTGTCACTGGTTTACCAGTACTCGGAAAAGTCAAGTCATTACAACTTACCGAGTGCGAGGCTTTGCACACAGCGACAATCTACGGATTACCTCTATTTAGAGGTGGATTTCGTCGCACCAAACAAAGTGATACCACCCATCAGATCAATCTGTCTGATGAGGACTGTAAATAAATAGATTACAAAACAAAATAATAAACAAAATAAAAACTATAAAAACAAAAATGTAAATAATAAAAATTGTATATTAAATAAAAGCGTTATCAAGATTTTTGGCAAACCTACCTGCGATTATTTCAAAGGTATGGATTTTTCAGAGATGCT